CAACTACTAAAATCCCTAAAGTAACCGTAAACAAAAAGGGATTGGTTACAGCAGTTGAGGAAGTGGATGCAGAGGGAGGTGGCACTGACAGTGCCTTTGTTTATATCGCTTATGCTTCTGATGCTTCCGGCACGGGCTTTACTCTAACCTTTGATGCAGCAATGGATTACATTGCCATACTTTCCACTGACACCGAAATACCGACCCCGGTTGTTGGTGACTTTACCGGACTTTGGAAAAAGTATAAAGGCGAAGATGGAGAGGATGGTGACGATGGTGCAGACGGTGACGACGGTGTTGGGGTTCCAACCGGCGGAACTACCGGGCAAGTCCTGAAAAAACAATCCGCAACGAATTATCATACTGCTTGGGAAGATGAAGCCGGCGGAAGCGGCGGCAGCACAGAACTAACCGCTGTCCCGGCAACCGACCAAACCGCCAGCGGCATAACAACCCAATTCACCGCCAATGAAGCGCAGGCGTTTGGCGATGTGGTGCGGCTCAATTCCAGCGGCAAGGCGCAGATAGCCAAAGCAGACGTTATCGCCAACGCAACTGCCCTGGCTATGCTTATTGACGATGAAGTGGAAGCCGATGCAACCGGACATTACCTGCTCATTGGCTTTGTGCGCGACGATGCCTGGAACTGGAGCATTGGCGCTTGGATTTACCTCACCATTACCGGAACAACCGGAAACACACTCACGCAAACTTCGCCCTTTGATGCCGACCCTATCGTGGAAGATACCGTAGTGCAGCTTTTAGGCGTTGCAAATACAGCAGACACTTTTTATTTTAATCCTCAACTGGTGCAAGTTGAGTTAAAACCTAACGAATAATGGCAATAAAATATATTGATATGGAATTGGGGCGTAACAAGCCTGTTTTAAATCCAGCATACGCTTTCAATCCAACAGGAACAGTTACCCGCATTTATGGAAACGGTGTTGAACATGGGTTAACGACTGGCGAACAGGTCGTTTTAACCAACTTTACAGCATGGCTTAATGGAACATGGACAATAACGGTATTCGATGAATTCAGTTTTGACCTTGATACAGCAGTATGGGCAGCAGCATCAGACAATTATGGAATAAGTACACCAGTTACGGCAAACGCAAATGACGGTAGTACATGGGCATTAGCGACTAAAGGCGAGCTTAATGTAAGTGCAGACGATACTGTATATGTGGCAAAATCGCCTGACCCGGTTAGTTTAGGGCAAAATGTTACGTTTACGAATCTTAGTAACGCACTTGAATTGACAACACCTGTTACACTTGATATTGACCAGGCAAATGTAAATAATTGGACGGCTGTTTCGCCAAATTCTGTCGCGCTACTTTCAACCGCAGCCTATAAAAAGTTAGGCAGTGGTGGTATTATACAGATTACTAAAAATGCCGCTTTTACTGCACCAGGTAAAATGGCTTACAGGACTTTACCATCGGCGCTTGACTTATCCGGGTTTACGAAAATATCTTTTTACTTTGGGGCTAATAGTAACACGTTTGCTTATTTTACCGGATTAAAAATTTGCCTTTGTAGTGATACGATTGGAGATACCATTGTTGATGAATTCGTTATCCCGGCTTTACAAAATTATAATACGCAAACACCATTTGTATTGACAAACGGCGTTGCATTGGGAAGCAATATTAACTCTGTTGCAATTTATATGCTAAACACCTATACAGGCGCACCGCAATTACGGTTTAATCATATATTCGCTTGTAACGACGTTACATTGCACACATTGATTAGCAAAACAAATACCGTATTTTCTGAGCAACTTGCAATACAAAGTATTACAGGAACACAAATTATAATTGATGAAGGCATTTACGCATCGAACAGGGGTTATTATGGCACAACTGAAACTCTGACACCCTATATCATTCAACCTATACGTTGTACAAATCAAAGCATCAGTTTTACCGCAAATACACCCATAAGCCTATTAGGTGGTATAAACAAAACAACAGGCGAACAGGATGGGGAAACATGGTTGAGAAATGCTACCATCGGTTCAATTGGTACAGTAAGGACTGATTTAACACACATAGTTAGTAATTTCGGCTTTGTTTCGGCTTCATCCAGTTTTTTATTTAATTACGGTAAATTTAAAAACTTCCAAGTAACAGGCTCATATATTCAACTAATGATACTCCTAAATGGGTTTCATAGTTTTGAAAATATACGGGCAAATAATAATACAACATCTGTATCCAACAGTTACGGCATCAGAACGAGGGCTGGAAATCCATTTGCTGTAAATAAAAATATGTTTGCAAATAGCATGACAGGTACTAATATATCAGGTATTAGATTTGATTCCTGTGATTGCTATTATGAGGGTGTGCAATGCTGTAATAATAGCGCGTTTGGTTTGGTGTTTTCTGCGCCAAACTTTTATGATACATCAGCAAATTACGGTCAAAATAACTACTTTTTAAATGTAGAGTTATTGGAAAATAATACTTCCGATTTAGTAATTTTTTGCGCGGGTAATACATTCAATAATATTGTAATGACAAAGACAGCAATAAGGGCTAAAACATTCATTAGGAATAGCCCTTTAGTAACAGGATCTTACGACTATAATGTAAATTTTGCGAATATTGATGGTGTTCGGGGTGCGAATAGAGCAGGCGTTTCGTATGGTGCGGGTGTTATGAATATGGGTTACGCAACGTGGCAAACTGCCATTAAACAGGGAAACGACCCAGGCGCTTGGGAGTGCCATAATAGCGCTTCGTTTTTAAAACTTGCTGAAATAGCCGTAACACAAGACATTCAAATAACGATTAGAGCATGGGTTTCTAATAGAATTTCAGGGGATACCGGGACGGGAAAATTAATTATCAGAAAAAGAAATAATCCTGAAATTATAGCAGAGGACTTATACACTAACATTCAGGCTTACACTCTTACATGGCAAGAAGTTTCAATAACTTTTACACCGCTTGAAACAGGGATTGTAGTATTGGAGTTTTTTATGGAATATATTGGCGTTTCACAATATGTTTACATTGGTTCAATAACAATGTCATGATAACAAAGACCGAAATATTAACAGGCAGTTTTTCGCTTACGGGCGAACCCTGGGTAAAGGTAGCTTCAGGTGATATTGACCCGAATACACTTCAATTCTCACTTGATGGTTCGCCCTGGTGGGGGGTTAGTGGGGGTTCAATAGAAACCATCATTTCCGGCAACATCAAACGCATACTAAAAGTTGATTGGCCTTACGTGAAAACAGTAATAAACGTTGAAGGATAACTCACTTAAAAAACCTTAAAGCCAATGTACACGAACATTTTTATAGGAATTTTTATCGCAGTCATAGCCCTATTTTTGGTGCTGTGGTCTGGAACTTTCTTCAAGCATGAAACAGGATTTCTGCTTCTCCATCACTTTTTGGAGTGGTCGCCCGTAATCTTTTTTGCGCTCATTATTCTGATGCTTCTCGCACTATCGCTTGATGGGCTGCTGTTTAAAAATGTTCAAATGCACACATACTTTTAGTTCTGAAATCATGATAGCCGCACTTATTTTCTTTGTTTTGATACCCGGAATTATTTTTGCGGTTTCAATTCCATTTATTATATTACTGCACAGAATTAAAGATGATAAGCATGAAAGATTATGAAATGCTTATAGCAGTAGTCTGTGGTTTATTCCTGTTACTATTTGTAATATTGTTGGTAAGTCTATGGTTAATTGAAAAATGGAACAATGAACTTGACGAGTACCTAAAAGAAAACGACGATGAAACAAGTGAGACACTACATTGAAAGCTGGATGCTCTTTCGTCGCGAAATAGTAAGAAGCAATACAGGTATGTCTTCAAAGTCATATGTGATGGTTCAGGGTATAGTGTAAGTGTCCTTTTACACAACACATAAATGCTATAAAATTGCATAAATAAAACCTGTTGCAATGGAAATAGACTTCGCCTCAATATTAATTACCATACTACTGCTGTTTATTGCCTTCATTTTTTTGCTGTCATACGCTTTAATCCTTGTTTCTCATAGCAACTGCGAAGCAAAAAAGGAACTTGATGAATTAAACCCTCACAAAAATGCTGAAAATTAAAATAGGTGATACCTGGGCCGAAACCAACGGCCTTGAAATACCGGTTGTACTTCGTTCCCCCATTTTTAGCGAAGGCAAGGGATCGTTTGTCTTTAACTTTTCGCTACCTGCCACCGATGAGATGAAAAAAGAACTCAGCTTTTTTCACCGGCCCGGAGCTGCAGGTATCAACACCATAAAAAGGCCCATGACAATAATTTATGGTGCGTTAAGGTATGCGGGTACTGCAACCATTACAGCAGCCAGCGAAGAATCTTATGAAGTAAGTTGCCCCATTGAAAACAGCGACCTGGCAGGCTTGCTTAAAAATATAAAGCTCCCGGAAATTGACCTTGGAGGCGTGCGGGCATACAGCAATGAGGAGATCAGAGCTTCGGCGTCAATGTCGGCAAACTACGTTATTGACGAATCAGACACAGAAGACTTCAATGTATTGTTTGCCCCTGCATTTAGCGTTATATCTTCAAATCCGGAAAGTGAACTTCAGGTGGACGGGAAACAGTTTATACCAGAAATTGCAGCAGGCATTATCTTAACATTTAACCTTTATGCATGGGAAAACCTGGGCACTGATAGCGTCATCATGGTGATGGTAAACAGCGTGGTTAAACAAACAATACCACTGAATAAATCGCCTCATGAATATGTGCTTACCAAAGCTGTGGCAGCATTGCAGGCAGCGGCAGGCGACGTGATTACCTGGAATATTTATGTAGGATCAGTTTTGGCCGCTTTCGAAGAATACAGAATTGATTTTACCCTCAGGTCAGATTCTAACATTTCTGTTTCAATTGAATACATTGACACTGAAAATGATGGCCTGCAGCTTTATCCGAGTTCTGATTTTGCCCGCTTCCCGATCGAAAACTCCAAACTTTTCGACAACATGGAGGATGATACTTATATGATTGACCATATGAGTGCAAAGGAGCTGTACTCCAGATTCTTTAATGTGACAAATTATTACAAAAACAATACATTTCCGGTGCTTCTTGATGGCGAAATACAGCTTGAAGAAGAGGGCGCGGTGGAATACGTTACTGCCTATAACCTGCTGGTACCTTTCCCCTACCTGGCTTATGTTATGAAGCAACTGTTCAGGAAACTGGGCATCGGCATAAATAATAATGTGTTTGAAGACAACGACATGCGGCAGCTCGTTATTTTTAACGCTTATGCCGAAAACAACTTCATCAGCGACAAGCTTATAGCCCCAACGCCAGGCATGGACCTTAAAGATCATGTTCCGGATGTGCTTGCCAGCGACTATTTTGTAAACCTGTGCAAGCTGTTTGGTATTGCCTACGATTACAATCCAAACACCCGCACCCTGAGGCTAAAGTACCTGAAGGATATTGCAGCAGACACTTCGTATAGCAGTTTCCCGGGAATTATTGTAAGCCTTCCCGATCTGAAGGCATCCCCTTATAAGGGCTTTCGCCTGGTGCAGCCTACCGGTAACGACGATTTTATCCGTGAAAACTTTAAAAGCCTCAAGGGACTTACCTATAAGGGTGAAGTAACTTATGCCGCACAGCTCCCCAGAACCGGGATGCAAATTAACGACTGCTATTATATTACCCGCCGGCACGAATTCTGGATTTGGAACTACGATACCGAATACGGCCTGATGAACTGGTATATGCACAGTAAGAATTTCTTTTTTGAATTTGAACAGCTTGACGATGAAGCTGAGGGCGATGTGCTGGAGATAAAAACCAACATTAATCCGATAATGGATAAGGGTTGGGAATTTCAGGACTTCACCCCGGCCGCTGATACCGGTCGCGAATGGCTTATTCCACGCTCAGATCAGGCAGGCATATTTGATGGTTTGCCCGACTTTTTCAGATCAGAGTTCAGCAACAGCCTGCTTTATTATCATGGGTTGCGAAAAGACAACCAGGAAAACCTTTATCCGCTGGGTTCGTGCGACAGGTATGACTTTTTGGGCAACACCATAGATTTTGAAGGCACACCCGCCTATATCCACGACCTTGCCCTACGCTGGGAAGGCCCGCATGGCATTTATGAAAAACGCTACAAAGCCTGGCTCGACATCCTGATGCGCTCCCGGGGTACCTTTACCTTTAAAGCCTACCTCGATTCTGTGGAGCTGTCTAAAATTGACCTCCTGAAATGGTACACCCTGCCCGGATACCGGTTTATGATAAAGGAAATACGGGTTACCCTGCTCGAAAAAACAATTTCCGTTGCCGAAATTGATATTTTGGTGAAATAAAACGGATTCAACCGTGGTTATGGTGACCACGGTTGTTTTTTTTGTAATTTGCGGGGATAAACCAACACCTAAAAGTTATGACAAACAGACAATTTCTCCTTATTTACCTTATGCCATTGTATCAATTAGCCAAAATGTACGATGATTACAATGTAATAAAAAAGGAAACTACAGCAAGAGTGGATGCTTTTCTGAATTTGTATCGGGATGAAAATACTGAAACATTCAGGGATAAGTTAGAAGAAACATTTGGTCAGGAAGTAAGGGCCGCCATTGCGTATGTTGAAATTACACGGCAAAAATCAGCTACATCATCATTGATGTTTATTCGGGTAATGATGATTATTGGCCTGATAGCTTCTTTCCTTTTTGCATTAAGCCAGGCCTGATGATAAAATAGTTGAAAATAACTATTGACTTTTCAGAAACTTGCCTTATCTTTGCACAATCATATACATGACAATGTGTATGTACAAAAAAAACCGCCAGAACAATGTTAGTTAACTCATTTTACTTTAATAGGGGAAACCCTCATTCATCTGACCGGGCAACCGGTCGCACTCCTGGCGGAGTGTTTTTGGGATGGATGGGGGTTTTTTCATTAAATAAAATGTTATGCAAACAACCTTAACAGTAGCCCGTGTCAACAACGTTGACATACAGATTATCAAAAACGGTGAAAAACTGATTCCCGTTAAACCAATTTGCCAGGCTCTTGGCATCGCCTTCGAAGTTCAATTAAGGCGCCTAAAAAGTGACCCAATTCTTAATTCAGTTGTGACCACCAGGGTCACAACTGGAGCCGATGGAAAACAGTATGAAATGACCGTAATTCCGTATCGCTATGTTTTTGGATGGCTCTTCCGGATTGATTCAAGAAATGTAAAAGAGGAAGCCCGCGAAGCAGTCGAACGCTACCAATTGGAGTGTTACGATGCCCTTTTCAATCATTTTACCCGCCACGAAGAGTTTTTGGAGTATCGTGATACCGTGGTAGAAGAAAAGCTTGCCATTTACGATGCCGCCCGGAGTGATTTCCGCATGGCTAAAGAACGGGTGGCCGAAGCTCGTGCAGAACTCGACGAAATAAGGAAGCTCACCGAAGCCGATTACTTCGCCAATAAACGCCAATTGGCAATGGAATTTCCAGATTCAGTTGTCACGCCTGGCATTACAACTGAAAGTGCCGGAAAGGAGGCAACCAATGAATAAAGAAAACCGTGTAATCCTTATCGACACCAAAAACAAGACGGCTTTTGACCTTACATTTATTGATGATGCCTTTAGTTCTTATGGAAATGGAACGCTCATTGACAACATTAATGAAATGAACTTTGAACTGGCCGTTAGCTTACTCCAAATAACAACGCATGGCAACAACGATGCTACAGAACAATTCTTCGAAGCCACAGCCTATAGTGTAATGCACCTGAGCAAGTTTAGGGAAGCAGAGCAAAGCGTTTCATTGTATGAAGAATTTGCCACATCACTTAAATAAACTGCCATGCCAATACCTGATACAGAATATGGATCCTTCGAAGATCCTGAAATTGAAACCGTTCGTTCCATCCTGAACGACATCATCAAACACTTTGAGCCATCACAGCAAGTTACCGAAGACAGCATGACCACCAATGAACTTATGGAAATTATTGAAGATCATTTTGGATCGGTAAACAAGAAAACAATTTGCGTGTGTATGGAGCAAGGCGGTTTCCGCAGCAGCTTTAGCTATGCCTCCAGCCAACTGGTATGGATGATGAAAATGAAGGAAGCTGAATAAACTAAGAATCTAATAGATTTTTCCTCCCCAGGAAAAGAAGGTGCACTGACTAACATGGTGCGCCTTCTTCATTTACAAAGCCGGTGCATTATCTCTGATTTCATCATTGTCCTGCGCCATCAGCTCTTCAATATAAGGCAGCATCTCATCAAGAGATGAATGCCTTAGCTGGTTTTTGATGGATATCAGACTTGCGCCACTTTTTGCCAGGCGTTGCACACCGGTGTGCTTCCACGAGTAAAGCGTGTAACCTTTCGGGATGCCCAGATCAATCAAAAACGACTTCATACAATTATAAAAGAAATTGCGCCCTACCCTATCCGGGCCGGGTGCTTTTTGTTTTGAGATGAAGTAATAATCCTTCGGAAAGGTGTGGTACCCGCTGTCAATTAAATCTTTCATCAGATGATTGGGGATGGTAACAACACCATCCTTTTTGTTTTTGGAAATCTCTTTTGGTATGAAAATGGTTCCATCGTTCCAGTCGAAATGCTCAAGCTGTAAATGCCGCAGCTCTCCAGGCCTGATCAGGCAGTTGAACAATACCTTTATCATCAGCCAAAGCCATTCATCCTGTTTGCTGATAGTTTCCCGGAAGAGCTCTATATATGTAGCGTTGTAAGCCCGATGGTGTACGGTGCTTTCTGGATAACGCATACAGCCATTAACCGGATTGTCACGCATCACCTTCTCCACTTCAATGGTGTATTTGAAAAACCGCTTTATTACTTCATTGTATTCATTAAGCGTGCGGTTTTCCAATGCCTTCACCGTGCTGCTGTCTACCCGGTGCGGCTTCTTTAGCCAGGCATTAAAATCGCTGATGGTCCTGTCGTTGTATAGCCGGATGCTTACCTTGTCAATGCCCTTTTCCTTCAAGTAAAGCCCGAATATCCTCAGCTTACTTTTATAGGAAGTATAGGAAGCCGGTCTTATACCCCTCACATTTACTGCATGTTCCAGATACCTCGATGAATAGTACTCAAAGTTTTTGGTGCTCTCAATAACAGCGCCCTGGTGCCTGGCATCGTAATCGTACTTAATGAGGCTTGCATACTTGATTTTATCCTGCTCAAAGATGGGATTCCACCCGGACAGCAACTTGTTTTTCCATTTCCGGAGTGCTTTTTTTGCATACTCTCTTCGCTCAGCTTCGGTTTTTAGCTTGCCAAACCCATCATACTTCCGGAAAGGTTTCATCTTCCCCCGGGCAGGATCATACACAGAAAAATAGATAAACCACTGCCTGGCGATATCGCCACCGCAATCGTTGAGCTTTGGAAGGATCACTTCATTTTTAATCATTTCAATGTTCATTGGACCTCCCCAGGCTACCAAAAACAGAACAGAGAAAACAGACAAGAAAAAAAGAAGTAAAATAAATTATAATAGACTGTTATACAGTATAATATAGTTTATTTGTGCGGATGAAGGGACTCTCCCCTGCTCCTACAACTATTGTCAATGCTCACTTTCCCCTTTCTCTGCTTTCTCTGTTTAATTGTTTTTGTTTTGATTTATTAATCATCTTTACTTGCCCGGAATACTACTCTTAGGTACCCGTAGCTTTGCTTGGACAATGTGAAGTCATTTCGAGCAATTGATTGGTAAGACGAATGTTTAATTCTCTTGCTTTTGCCAGTTCAATTCTATCTTCCTCCCACATTCTTAATATTCGGTTTGAACTCAATGGCGATTCATATTCCGTCATGGGTTCATTTACCATTGTTGTGCTGCCATCTTTAAGCATTGCACCTTTCCCCATAATAAGCCATTCAATATTGACTTCAGGCATAAAAGTCAAAATAGCAACCAGGGTGTCAAGTTGCGGCATTGTGCCTCTTTTATAATTCTTAATATTTACTCTTCCCACTCCAGAATCAATTCCAAACCTATTTTCGGTGAGTCCACTATGAGAAATCAATTGTGTAATACGTTGACTAAATGTTGTTTGTGTCATTGTTGATAACTTTATTGCATAAAATGCAATATTTCTTTCACAAATACTTGCTTTATGAAATAATTATTGCATATCTTTGCACAGCATCCCACAAAGATACACATAAAGACACCTTTTAACAATAGTCAATTATAACCATGGCCGAACAAACCCATTATCAAAAACTCAGAAAATTCTTTCCTCGCCGTTATTTGCTTGACATAGAAGCAAAAACAGGCGCATCTATCAGTCTTATAAATAAGGTGCTCAGAAACGAAAGAAAAGATACAAAAGGCATCCTGGTAGAAGCTTATTCAATCGCAAATCTTGAAAAAGAGAGGCAAATCCGTGATGCAAAAAAACTTGCAACATTGCAGCAATCTCTTAAAGAACTGAAAAAATGATCCCAGCCGGACTCACAGACGCCAATATTGAATTCTTTGCTGTCAATAGCATACTGCATTCGCTTCAATCAGGAATACGATACCAGTATCCGGATATGCCGGAAAGTCATCTCGACTTCCTTGAAAATGAGTTTTGCAAGGATTCAACCGGAAAAGCAACGGTAGCCCATCTGCCTGAAAGTGATCAGCTAAGGATATACAGTATTTGCCGCTTTGGCGGATGCAACAGCACACCTGAGAGCTCTGAAGGCGATTGCACCGACAGCAATGAATACTACGACTGTGGCTTCCGTGGATCATGCAAATACGAAGGCATCAGATGCAAGCAAATTGCTGCAAAAAACGGCATGATCAGCACCAGGCAACTGGAAATAATGAAGCTGGTGGCCTCAGGGCTTTTCAATAAAGAAATTGCAGGACGGCTTTCAATCTCAGAAAACACCGTAGCCAACCACCTGGCCAACATCTTTGATAAAATTGGCGATCGCTCCCGGGTATCCATAGTATCATTTGTTTCGGAAAGGGGAATAGTATGAACCTGCCGGCATCCTTACTCGATATAAGAAGTGGAACCATGATCACCGGAAGCGGCCGGATCTTCGACCTGTACAACCCCACTCCGGAGATGATAGACATAGAAGACATTGCCGGTGCATTGGCGAAGCAATGCCGCTGGAATGGTAATATCCCCGACTTCTACAGCGTGGCTCAACACTCCTGTGTAGTTTCCTGGCTTGCTCCCACACACCTGAACTTTGCCGCCCTCATGCATGATGCAGCCGAAGCTTATACCGGTGACATCATCCGGCCTTTAAAAAAGATGCTGGCACATGCCTTTTTTGAAATTGAGGACAGGATTGAAAAAACCGTATGGCAAAAGTTTAACATAGCTCCTGAGCTGGTTGAAGCTGTGAAAGAATACGACAATCAGGCTTTACAAATTGAATACCGTGCATTTTATCACAACGACATGGTTGCTGAGGATCAGATTCGACACCTCTCAGCTGTTAGGCTCAAACACACACCCGTATTTACCTGCTGGGATCCTGAATCTGCAAAAATAAACTTCCTCTACAACTACTTCCAGTTGACGAAAAAGAACAAAAGCAATATTTATCAACCTTAAAAACCAATCAAGATGGGAAAAATTGAAAAGATCAAAACTGGTTGCAACTGCATTCTCGAAACTCAAGACTTGATCAAGAAAGAAGTCATTGCTCAAAATTCAAAAACGGAGAATGGTTATAAATATCTCGCTGGTGCCTACGAAAACTTGTCATTATTTCCAATTACTAGATTCTACACAAATTTCATAATACGGAGTACTTTCAAAAAAAAGGATGGAACCACGAGTAGGCCTAAAAATAGTCACGTAAGCATATTTTACAAATACTGTCCTTTTTGTGGTAATGAATATCCAAAATAATCCGCAATCTGAAATCTGAAATCAAAAATTATAAACCCGCCTCCCCAGGCTACCAAAAACAAACACACTATGAAACCAACTATTTTAAATCTTAATGAGCTCCCTTATGCTCAGCTTACCGATCTGCACAGCATTGTTCGCAAATCGCTAAAAGAAGTGGATCAACACTTGAGCCAATACGGACCAACCAAGGCCAGCATCATCGATGCAGACACCTGGAGCCTTTGCCGCAAACACATGTTTCTGACAAAACTCAGAATACAAATTAAGGAACGTATCCTCGCTATTGCTGACACTGTAAATATCTCTTAGCTATGACAACAGCAACCATAGTAATTGTCATCCTTACCATTATTGGGACAATAGTCGGCTTTTATGGAATATGGGTAAACATGATGTCGAAACGATACAAAAGCTTCCAAAAAACCATGAAACACAAGGACTTATGCATGTTCTATAAAGGTGAAGAAAAGCACATCGGGACTATTGCTGCTCTTTTTCAGGAAGATGTAGTGGTAGAAGACCGGGAAAAGAATGCCCATGCCGTCAAACGATCTGAAATTTATCCACTCTAAAACCAACAAAAATCATGGAAGACGAAATCCATTATGGCGAACAAAGCCACGTGCACAACACTGATGGATGCGATGTGCATTTCAATGATCAAAATGAAGAGTTGATTCCCGTCAAATTATCATTGACTAAAAATCAAATCAGGCTCTTAAACAGCCTGGTGGAGGCTGAAATGAAGGCCATTCCAAAGATTAATTACGAACTATTCAAGTCTCTTTTAACTATTTCGAATCAGCTTCTAAATCAACCTATAAGTTAATTTTAAAATTCTCACTATCATGAAATTCTACTTCACCGTTAACCAGTTTATGACTGAAACATCTACCGGTTTCACAAGGATAGTTATAGCCTATAATTTTGGACAGCAGCACGAAACAGACGAACGTGGCTTCGAAAGCCCTCAACGGGCACAAGGTTATATAGACACCATGAGGCGTGATTGGCTTAGCCGGATGTTTAACAAATACGTTCGCGCCTGCCGCATTATTTTTGAGAGAACGCCAAACAACGAATATTACAAAGAGCAAGCCCGCCTAAACGCACTACAACGCTGTGTAAACGGTGGTCAAATTATAGCTGCTGAAAAATCATTGCCGGTTGTGGCCGGATATATAGTTTCATCAGCAGTAATATTGCATCAAATACTGCCCCATACTAACAACAACAGCTTCGCCACCGCCGATGAACGACTTAGCGCTATGATGCAGGTTGCAAGGCAATACATTACATCACTCGATAAAATGGCACCGGTTACTGCCAAATAAACCGGAATCATTAACACCTATACAATTTACTCATTTACATAATACGCCTGCCTGCTATGTCCATCCCCAAAGAAACCGTACAATCCATTGTCAACACTGCACGAATTGAAGACGTTGCCGGGCACCTGTATAAGCTGAAGAAAAAAGGCTCAGCCCTGGTTGCTGACTGCCCGCAGTGCAACCATAAAAACGGATTGAACATTAATCCTACCAAACAAATATTTAAATGCTTCCATTGCGATTGGGCGGGTAAATCTCCCATCAATTTCCTGTGTGACACGCAAGGCTTCAAATACCCTGAAGCATTGAAATGGCTGGGCGATTACTACAACATTGAAGTAAAGGACGATCGGGATGTCAAAGGCCCTCAGAAGCGTGCCAAAAAGAAAGAAAAGAGCTTCCGTGATCGGCAACTTGAAGCATCCGGATTAACCGAAGCAGATCAGCGCGCAATGGTTTTTGTGGATGAAAACACGCAAGCCGAAGTTGATATCTTCGAGGCTGCCACCCGTACCGATGATGGCCGCATTACTGATGGTGACGATATGCTTATATGGTACTTCGATCTTGATGGGAAACCCATAGAATTCACCAAACCAAAATCAAACAAACTTGAAAGGCTTTGGCGATTCCGGTGGCAGATTCCGGAGCTGCACAAAGACAAGGCCGGCCGGGGCATGAAATACACTTCCCCATGGGGCAGTGGTTCACATCTTTTTATCCCGGAAGTAGTGCGCCAGGCTTATCAAAATCGCCGCGTTGTTAAACGCCTGTATATCCAGGAAGGTGAAAAAAAAGCCATGAAAGCCTGCAAACATGGGATTTTCTCCGTGGGAATCATGGGCATCCAGAATATTGGTTACCAGGGAAAGCTTCCCTATGAGCTGCAGCTCCTTATCCAGGCATGCCAAATTCAGGAAGTTGTCTTCGTGCTCGATTCAGACTACGATCACCTGTCCAACGAACTGAAACCGGGTACCCGTGTTGATCAGCGCCCTTACTCATTTTACTATGCCGTTCGTGCTTTTAAGGATTACTTCAAAACATTCACGAACATAGGCATCTACCTTGAGCTCTATTTTGCCCACATTAAGGACAATGAAGCCCAGGACAAAGGATTGGACGACCTGCTTGCCAATACCCTCAAGGGCAAAGAAAATGACCTTGCAGCCGACTTTGACCATGTGCTGAATGAAAAGGACGGGCAGGGAACATTCGTGAATGCCTATAAGATCAGCACCATTACCGACATAAAGCTGCTCGAGTACTGGACGCTTCACAGCGCTGAGGCCTTCGCCGAAAAGTATCGCGACCGCCTTATTGATTTGGTTGAATTTCAAATCGGTAAACACAAGTGGAAATTCAACGAAGACGGAAAACTCATTCCATCACAGCCACTTCAGGAAGATGAGCAGTACTGGCAGCGCGAAGAAGTTGAAACCCGCATGGGAAATACAAAAGTTCAGTACAAGTTCAAATACATGTATTGTTATAATTTCCTCAACCGCAGGGGGTTTGGCCGTTACCGGCAGACAAACAATTCCGATGCATTTGTTTATGTTAAGGATAAAGTTGTGGAAATGGTTGACAGTTACTATATGCGTGACTTCGTAACCGAATTCACCAAAGAGATAGCCGAAAAGCCCGATCTGGTTGATGTGATGGATATGCTTTACCGGGGTGGTAAAATGTATCTTGGGCCTGATTCACTGAGCAACCTTTCACATGTTTCGCCGCGCTTTGAAGTGGCTGATAAAAGTTTCCAGTATCTCTATTTCACCGAAAAGGTTTGGAAGATCACCGCATCCGGCATAGAAGAACGCAACTATAATGAGTTGGAGCACTATGTTTGGAAGGATAAGGTGATCAACATGGACACAAAGGCCATAAAACCAACCTTTCGCCCGGAACTTGGCATACAGTCAAATGACTTTATTGATGTGCAGCGCATTGATGATGCCCTTGTGAAAAGCGTGGCAAAGATTATGGATCTTAATCAGTTTGTCGGACAATATCTGGTACACTTTTCTAATCAGGCTGAAGAATGCCACTTTGCAAAGTTCATCTGGAATACTTCTGAGTTTTTTTGGGATAAGTTTATAAACAAAAATACCCGGGCAGCCATTAAAGATGAACGTACTCCGGATGAACAGTTTGAAACATCGCTTCACTTTGTCAGTAAAATGACAGCCATTGGCTACCTGCTGCACAAATACCGCGACAAAAGCTGTGAGAAGGCAGTGGTGGCCATGGATGGACGTTTGAGCGAGGTTGGAGAAAGCAACGGCCGTACCGGCAAATCTATTGTAGGATCTGCCATTGGCAAGGTAATCCCGCAGGCATACATTGGTGCTAAAAGCAAGGACCTGACAACAGATCCATTCATCTGGGAGGAAGTAAGCGAAAAAACAGAAAGCGTCTTTCTTGACGACGTTCGTGCAAACGTGGACTTTGAATTCTTTTTCCCGGTGATTACCGGTCAGATGACCATCAACGCCAAGGCAATGCGGAAATTCACATTGCCGGAAGTGCAGACCCCGAAGATATTCCTCACCACTAATCACGCCATCAACGGCAACAGTTCCAGCTTCCGAGACAGGCAGTTCCTGATTGCTTTCTCAGACTTTTATAACGATGAGCATAAGCCTACCGACGATTTTGGAATAAACTTCTTCACGGAATGGGACGAAAAGCAATGGACCTTATTTTACAACTTCATGGCCAGTTGCCTGCAGCTCTATTTCAAAGCGCAGCAATTAGGCTGGGGCGTGAACAAGTCTGGACTTATAGCCCCGCCAACAGAACGCCTCGATCGTCGCCGCTTGCGTCAGTTTTTGGGCGAAAACTTTCTTACCTGGGCCGATGAGTATTTCAGCATTACAGAAGACGAACCGGTTGAAGATATATTCAGCAATCAGCTTAATTGCCCCATCCCGCGCAAAGAGCTCTATGATGATTTCCTGAACAAAAATCCAAACGACCGCAAATACGTGACTCCTCACCACTTCAAAAAGAAACTTAAAAGCTGGTGCAATTACAGGGGCCTCATTTTTAATCCACATAAGCGCGACCAATATGGTCACCCGGGCATGGACGACAAAACCGGAGGCGTTGAGTTTTTTATGATTGGTAACCGTAGCATGGATAAAACCGGAGGATGAAATGTGTGAAAAAATCTGCTACAATTCCTATGCTGATGCGAAGAAAGTAGCCAACAGAGCCAAGCGAATAAGGATATACCGGGATGGCATCAGGTGCAAGCGCAGATCGCCACCCAGAATGCCTTCAAGGCCTTACAAATGTCCTGAGTGCAATTACTACCATCTTACACATTTAAAAAAGAAAAGCAGAAAAAGAAGAATCTCAATCAAACCAACCAGTCCAAAAAAACAAATATCATGAAAACAGGAATCGAATTAATTGCGCAAGAACGCAAAGAACAAATTGAAAAACACGGGCGATCTGTTGAATCAGATGTGCGCTCTAACAATGAAAATCAGTTACTCTCTGGCATAATGATGCTTGTTAGTAATATTGTATTCAATCAAACCGGAATGGATATTCCGGATGAGGCATTTGAAGATTTGCGTCCAGATGGGTGGAGTATAACAAGCTGTCGAAAGATGATGAGTAAAGATGCGGTCGGGCAACTGAAAGTGATTGGTGCCTTTGCTGCTGCTGAAATTGATAGACTGCAATATGGTGCTGAAGGGTAACCGCTGCCAAAGACCAAAGACCAAAGACCAAAGACCATGAGAAAACTACTCACCATCCTGCTCCTGATCACCACCACCGGCCTAACAGCTCAAACACTAATGTTATCCGAAACCAAGGGGAGAATAGTATTTGAAATGCGCCAGTACTCCACCTTTCACCGGGTGCAGAGTGACACATTGAGGTACCAGCGAGGTACAACCACTATCGACTACCTTTTCACCGGCAAACGCTGCACAGCGGCTTCCATATCAATGCCAGCCAACGAAGCAGAAGCCTTTATAACCGAAAAAACAAGCTGCAACTGCTGGAAACCGGTTGCTCCGGATGAATGGATTTACGAAACCAACGTATTCGACAACCCGGTCACAGTTGTGAGAAGTGAAAAAGCCAATTCAGTTAAATTCACCTACAGGTTTAATGATTTGTAATATGGAAAATTCACCATTTAAAAAACAGTTTGGCTTGTCATTGTATGATGACAGCCTTTTAATTACCACACCATCGAACAATAGCGAAGCTTATGACTCTGAGCTGAACCTCCAGGTAGGAAAGGAAATAAAAATAGGCTGGCATGATTGGCTTGAAACAGAAGAGGATGCACTCAATTACCATGAATGCTGTGGGATCCTTATCCTTTTCGGAATTACACCTCCATCATTTGAGGAGTTGTATAAATTGCTTGTATAACGGATAGGTATAAGCGTAGTGCGACTTTGAAAAACGAATTTTGAATTAAAAAGTAAACAAATAATAAAAATTATGGAATGGACTAAAGAAATGATTGAAGAAAAAATGACAGTTGAAAAGGTAAGTGCTTTGTTGCTTGCTTTAGAAATAATTGTAAATGGCGACCCAATAGGAATTGGACTTGACGAAGTGACTGATATATGCCAAAAAGCACTGGATGTATTTGATGAAGATGAATAATTTTTATTATGGCATTTGAAACGCTAAACTTGATTTTAAGCACGGTACTAAGCATTACGTTTATACCGTGTTGTAAAATCGTTTTAATGTTTTACAACGGTGGTGGCAAGCGGTCGTTTTAATGCCGTTTGCCACGCGTTAGCCATCTGATGCGGATTTTACGAACTAAAGTTGATACGAGAATGAATGTAAAAAAAGAAAAAAATAGGGAGGGTTTTATTACTGCTTGGTGGAGTGCCGGTATTACTTCCGCTGTTGCCTGTAAAATGGCATTGGAAATGTATGATAATGTAGAACTTTATTACATTGGAATTGGTTCCGCACACGAAGATAACGCCCGTTTTAAAAGCGAATGTGAGCAATGGTATGGAAAAGAAATTAAAACGCTTACAAGCCGCGAATTTAATGACCAATTTGAAGTAATTGAAAAAACTGGAATGGTTAACGGTCCAACTGGTGCAAGATGCACACTTGAACTAAAAAAACAAGTTCGATTTGATTTTGAAAAGCAACACGAAATTAACCTTTTCAACAACTACGGAATTTTAAACCAAGTTTGGGGTTTTGAATTTGACCGGGCGCAAATTAATCGCGCTATTCGATTCGGACAACAATATCCTTACACAAATCCACTTTTCCCGCTAATCGAAAAAGGCATTTCAAAAAATGAATGTGCCGGAATGATTTTAAGCCAGGGAATTGCTTTACCTAAAATGTATGAACTTGGTTACACAAATAATAACTGCATCGGATGTGTAAAGGGCGGCAAGGCTTATTGGAATAAAATTCGTGTTGATTTTCCTGAAAAATTTTATAGAATGGCAAAAGCTGAAAGAGTTGCCGGATATAGCTGTATTAACGGCACTTTTTTAGATGAACTTAATCCAAAAGCTGGCAGAGGAAAAAAAATAATAATGCCTAACTGCGGATTGCTCTGTGAAGTTGAATTTGCTGATATTCCAGATAAAAGTTTGGAAGATGTTATTAAAGGCAAAAAATCAATTTATGATGCTATTGCAGCTTAATCAAATTGGTTTCAAAAACCCAAAGCGCGTGGGCTTTTTTTCTTTTTTGGTCAAATACCCACAGGCTTTCATACGAGCCGCATCAGTAGCATTTGTGGCTAACGGTTGATATGTGCAACTTCCAACAAAATAAATAGCATTAAATAATTAAACAAAATCAGAATGACCATCGATCCAAACATCAAAATGATATTTATAGACCTGTTCGCGGGTGCGGGCGGCGTGACAACCGGCGTGGAGCGTGCCCGGATAAAAGGCAATAAAGTTTGCAAGGTAATTGCAGCTGTTAACCACGATGAGCTGGCCATTAAAAGCCACGCTGAAAACCACCCGGACATCGTGCATTTTTCCGAAGATATTAAGATGCTTAATGTTCTAAAGCTACTCGATGTGGTAAACATTGCCAGGATAAAGTATCCCAATGCATTACTGGCTGTGTGGGCATCGCTTGAGTGTACCAATTTCAGCAAGGCCAAAGGTGGTGGCCCCCGGGCTGCTGACAGCCGCACACTGGCCTACAGCCTCTATATGCATTTCGATCCTCAAACAAATAGTTATGTTGATGGCGCAAGTTATCTTCAGATACTGGATCCGGATATAATCTACATCGAAAATGTAGAAGAATTCATGGCCTGGGGCCCGGTGGATGATAACGGCCGGCCAATTTCAATGAAAGGAGGCTTAGATTATATAAGGTGGACGGAGCGCATGCAATCATTTGGATACAATTACTCATACCGTATAATCAATTCCGCTGACTTTGGAGCATATACATCTCGCAAACGATACTTTGCCCAGTTCACCCGCCATGGCCTTCCCATCGACTGGCCTGAGGCTACTCACGCCAAAAAAGCAAGGAAGGATGTATTCTCCAACTTCAAAAAGCATAAAGCTGTTAAGGAAGTACTCGATCTTAATGATGAAGGAAACAGCATTTTCACCCGAAAAAAAGAACTGAGCCCTCGCACCAAGGAAAGGATCTTCCACGGGCTTATAAAACACGTTGGAAATGGGAGTGATGCTTTTCTATCAAAATATTATTCCGGGCAACCGGAACATAAGAACATTTCAATAGATGGCCCATGCGGTGCAATTACCACGGTTGATAGCCATGCAATAGTAAAGTGCAGCTTCCTTCAAAAGTGGAACAGTGCGGCCAGCAATGGCAGCCTGAAGCATTCATTGGCAGACATTGATAAACCAGCCCCAACCATTACCACTCAGAACCGTATAGGCATTGTTCAGGCTTTCATGGTGCAATATCATGGCAAAGGAACCACCGTTTCATTAAATGGCCCGGCCACCACCATCACCACCCGTGACCGCCTTGCATTTGTAAAGCCAATGGCATTTATTGACCGCACATTCCGTACCAGCATCCCTACGAGCATCAATGATCCGATTGGTACCATCCTGCCTGTTCCCAAATCAAACCTTATCATACCAAAAGAGGAAGCGTTTTTAGTAGACCAGAATTTTAACAACGGTTCACGCGATATCAACAAACCGGCTCCCACCATTCTGGCCTGCCGCAAGCATCATTACCTGGTAAACCCACAATGGTCGAGCAATGGTGGATCTATCGAAGCCCCATGCTTCACCCTGATTGCCAGGATGGATAAGGCACCACCATATTTGATGTCAACAACTACAGGTAAATCAGCAATAATCATTTACCCAAACGATTGCGAATGGACCATCAAAATAAAGCTGTTCATGTCTGAATATGGCATTTGTGATATCAGAATGCGCATGCTCAAAATAAGTGAGCTGAAACTAATCATGGGCTTCCCGGAAGAATACATATTGTTGGGACCACAGAATCAGCAAAAGAAGTTCATTGGCAACGCTGTGGAAACAACTACCGCTCAGCGTATCATTGAGGCCAGTGTGGCAACTGTTATTGCACGTAAAGAATTAATTGTTGCATAGTATCCCCGCTACATTCCAATAAAACATTTATCCTTGTCACTGGCCCGTTACATCTTCTTGTAGCGGGCTATTGTTTTGTGAGATTTTAAGAACTAACACTTTAGTTTCACGTTTGCACGATTTCATTTTCCCGCGCCCCCTTCCCTATTTAAGTAATTATAGTGCTTGGGTTCGGCACCGTTCAAACATATATTTTTTAAGTGCTTGTGGTTCAGGTATATACATACTCTTTATTTTTATCCTCTCTTTTTACAAAGTATACTTATATAAAAATAAGGAAAAAACAGTGCAAAAGTACGCACGATTTTTTTTAGGCCTCAAAGCCTTGCGAGAGTAGCAAAGCAGAACGCACGATTTTCGCACTATTTTGCACTGTTTGCACCTCGTGCGCACGATTTTAATATAATGCACTGTATATTAACTAATTATAATTATTTTGCACTAAAGCACTCCTGCACTAATTTTTTACGGTTTATTGGGAAGCCCTTAGTGTAATGCAAATATTTTTGCATTATGCAATTATTTTTGCATTTATTGCAGAATATGTGTACTTTAGTTGCCCTATTCAATCGCCATGCATCCTCTTGTATCCGTAATTATCCCTTACAACCGTGACAGGAGTTTCCTGAAGGAAGCCATCCAGAGCGTGGATGATCAAATTTACCACAATATTGAATTGATACTGAGCGAAAGCCCGGGCAGCGTTGGTTATAACCTGAACCGGGGAATTGAGAAAGCAAAAGGTAAATTTATAAAATACCTGTGCGATGATGACCTACTCCCATATGATTCAATTGAGAATAGCATTTCCGCATTTGCCAATGGAGTTGATTTTATTCATGGTACTGCTTGCAATTTTTGGCCTGATGGAAAATCGGATATTTATACGCCTGATTATTTCAATCCAACGCTGGAGCAAATGCTCAGCAAAAATGTGATCCACGGTGGAACCCTGATGTATCGCCGGGAAGTTTTTGAGAAGTACGGCATGTTTGATGAAACATTGTGGACCGGTGAAGAATATGAATTCAACCTCAGGATACTTGCTGCCGGTGCCAGGCTGGGATATTGTGAAAAGCCTCCGCTGTATTTTTACCGTCGCCATGCTGCCCAAAAAAGCCTGGGTAATACTTCCAGTGAATATCAGCGCAAGCGCGCTATTGCCATACAAGCCATTAAAAACAAATACCTCTGATATGCCCAGTCCTATTTCTGTTAATGTGAAAATGAAGCCATACCTGATTCAATATCTTGTAAACAAGTATGGCCCGCAACCCATTGTTTTTCCTAAGCAAGACCGGTTTTCCTCCTTTCTTCCATTTATGGCCCGTAAACCATTACCAGGTGAAAATCAGTTCATAAATTTTGGAAATCAAAACCTCTGCATTGTACTTGCCTACCAGGTCGATAAAAACGTTCTTTACCACAACTTCATACCGGCATCGGCACAAGCCATGTTTGAGAGCATGATCCATAAGTCATTCAGGGTTGACTTTCATGAGTTTATGAATGAAGCGTATTTATGTCGTGCCGGGATTGAGGAAGCTGTTATTGCTTTTATTGATATTAACAACCTGCATCCTGACTGTATGGACCTTTTGATTAAAGAACGTCAGCGGTATATGAAACAGCAACGCAACGCAAAATGGAGAAGAAAAGTTCGTCAGTTAACAGCTCATAATGTCCTGTGTGAGGACGATGTATGACATTGCAGGATATACTATGATGCTTTTGAAACCTTAACAATATAAAACATGAACTTTCCTTATCCAGGAAGTGAAAATATGGGCGGTGCCCTGTTTTTCTATTTTTTAGATGTTTTACATCTAAATTCGATAAATTATTCCAAAATTGGTTCAATTTTATCAATTTCCACCACTGGCTCAAATCTGCTTTTCTCTGGTTATTCGTCTCCTGGTACACTTTCGTTTGATGCCGATCCGGAGCCAGGCCAACATGGTACCATATATAATATAGTGGCAAAAGGATTTTACCCCAATCCTTCTGAAGAGCTCCAGGCACAACTGCTTAAAATGACCAAACAGCAATTCATTGTGCTTATTAAAGATGCATCCGGACAGGCTCACCTGCTTGGCACCAAGGTTCAACCCCTGCGGTTTTCCTATAAAACTGGCACAGCTACGCGCGCAAATGAAACTCCCGGAGCTTCTTTCCAATTTTATGGCAAAGGCTATACACCACCTAAAAAGTATCTTCCGGGTATAGAAGCTCCCGACGTGTAACCCCCATCCTGCTGTCCTTTTGTGGGGCAACCCCTGTATTTATGTTTGCAGCAAATAAATGCCGCAATGTCAATACAGCTTATATCTGCTATTTTACGAAGCCCATGGTATATCGACCATGATTTCTTTATTGCTCATGCTCCCATTGTTGCCAGTCTCCTAAATCGGGAGTTTGTTTCTATGCCAGGCTCTCGCCTGCAGGAAGAAAACTCAAAAATTCCATACCAGATTGCTGCTTCTGCTGCATCCATGGCTCCCGGATCCATTAAGCGTGGATATGACTACAACAATACCGAGGGTGAAGTTTACGCGGTTATCCCTATAAAAGGTGTATTGCTGAAAAACGATCAGGACGATGGCTGTGGATACTTCGTTGCTGGGATGAGTACACTCATCCAACGCATTCAGGAAGCCGATGAGCACCCAAATGTAAAAGGAATCGTATTACATGTTGATTGCCCTGGCGGAACTGCCGATGGTACCCAGGCTTTTGCCGATGCCGTAAAAAACACCAAAAAACCTATTGTTGCCTTTGTTGATGGAATGGCCGCATCTGCCGCCTATTTTGCGGTCAGCTCTGCCGACTATATAATCGGTATCAATAAAAGCGCCATGGTTGGCAGCGTTGGTACCATGATCAGCTTTCAGGACGAACAACCATTCTTTGAAAGTCTGGGTGTTAAATTCCACGACATAGTTTCTGATTTATCTCCGGATAAAAACGCCGATTACATGGCCATGAAAAAAGGAGAGTATGCTGGCGTAAAGCAAGGCATGCTGAACCCGCTTACCCAGATGTTTCAGGACCATGTATTACAAAATCGACCTTTAATTCCATCAGAAGCCATAAAAGGCAAAATGCATTTCGCTGCCGATGCCATCAAATATCACATGATGGATGAGACCGGTCCTATTGAAGCTGCATTTCGCAAAATTGACGAACTGAGCGCAATCAAATCTGCACCACAAAACATTCAATTCACCTCAAAACCAAAAACCAGTATGAAAGATTACCCGCTTTTAATTGCCGTGCTTGGCGTTGAAGCGCTTGAAACCTCTGATGAAGGCACTTTTCTGAATGAAGAAATGCTTTCCGCCATAGAGCAACACCTGAACACGGTGCAGCAAGCGCAGGCAGATCATAACCTCGCCATTCAGCAAGGTGTAAGTGAAGCCGCAACCCTTCGCACCCAGCTTTCTGATGCTCAGGCCCAATTGGGAACCGCACAGACTGATCTCGAAACAGCTAATGGCACCATAGCCCAGCGCGATGTAACCATTGCACAACTAACCAAGGCACCTGGCGCAAATACCGCCGGAGCTGCATCCCAATCAGACGCAAATAATGAAGCTGTAAGCGACCTTATTACTGCCTGTGAAACTCTTGAAACAAACGATGCCATTGCTGCACTGCGCAATGCTGGATTTTAATTCACCTCAAAACCCAATCTACAATGCCTCCAATTATTAACACAGCCAGCCTGAACCGTACTGCTGAACAGTACAACCCGGTATTGCAAGTGCTTCCTTTTATGCTGTTGGATCCGGTTCTGTCAGAACTGGCCATCAACCTGCTTGAGGTTGCCTACAAGGATACCAAAGTTACGTTCCTACGCAAAGGCAGCATCTCCAAACCCTATGCAGGGGGAGATCCTGATTATGAAAAAATTGGCAAAGCCATCGAGCGTTCGCTTGAGGTAAAGCCATCCTACGCTGCTCTGAAGGATCATATTATGAACTACAAGAGTAAACTCATCACCGGCAACGTGCCTATGGCAACTAAGGTAGACAACAAAACCAAAAAGCACCCGTATGAATTTCTCGTGCTTGAGGAAAAAGTGAAAACCGTTGCAGAAGATATTATCAGTGCTTTGTTCTTTGCTGAACGCGACGAAGCTGACAAATCACCCATGGGCATGTTTGATGGTTTTGGAACGCACATCGCCAATGATGTTTTATCTGGTGAAATTTCTGTTGCCAAAGGCAATCAGTATAAAACCGGAAGCATTATTGCACCAACCTCAGGTTCCGACACCGCTGCTTACGACAAGCTGGTTGCTTTTATTCGTGCAGCTCATCCTGCACTGCGCAAAAACGCCGTGTTGTATATCAGCAACAAAACGTTGTTCCATTGCCAGGATGCACTTGGTAACAAGATTTCAGGCAAGGACGTACTTGAGTTTGAAGTTTTCCTGCGCCACCTTCGTGGTTCTACTTTCACCCCTGGTCTCAACATTGCATCCAGCGAAGCATTGGGAAGCGGCGACCAGCTGATCCTTTCCGTACCCAGAAATCTGGACTTCGGTATGAATACCAAAGGCGACGAACAATTTGTTCAGGTGCGTAATCCTTTTGAGGATCCCAATATCGTTCAGTTCTGGACACAATGGGATGCCGGTACCCGAATTTCAAATATTCATCCAAAAGCGTTCTTAATCAACGACGGGGTTCAGGTTTCCACCGAGCTCAGCGGTGACTATGTAGTAACCAGCTAAAAAACGGGGGAGCAATCCCCCTTTTTCTCTCACTCATTTTTTAAAAAGACAACAATGAAATCAACAAAAATTATAAAATCGATGCTCATGCTTATGAGCTTCCTCTTTTTGGCTTTCGGTCTGGTCCAGGTACTTACCGGGTCTCCCTTGGTTGGCTCTGATCTTGCTGCACCTGGGCTGGCGATGGCCTTCGCCTATGGTGACCTTTCTTTCGAGAATGAACACAACAACATGGGCGGGCTCACTGTGGTAATGTATATTGGACTGAGTTACGACATTGACACCTGGCCACAATTACCCGGTAACCCTTCAGGATACGCTGATAAAGTTACCTTGACCGGCTCATTTGCAATGAAAGCCAGTAAAAAGTTCCTAGCTGTGTATTCCACCCCCGAAACTGCCAAAATGGAACCGGAGAATCAGGGCGAAGTAGATGGGCAGAGCTTCAGGCAGAAGGGTGAAATGTTTTATCCTGGAACGCTTGAAGATGCAATTGGATTTGCCTCTGCCATTAACAATGCCCGCGGTTGTATCATCGGAATTGACCCGAATACCGGAAAGCGTTATGTGGTTGGTTCTAAGGATCGCCCGGTTTACTTTAAACCAAGCGTAAGCACCGGTGGAGCTGCTGCAGACAGGCGCGGTGTTAAAATCGAATTCTGGAGCGACAGCTTTGTGCCGTTTGCTTTCTACGAAGGCGCCATCCCGCTCAGTGAAGGGGATCTTCCTCCAATTAGCTAGGCATGAGCAAGCTATTTAATCTTTATGGCATTAAAAGTCCGGGAAGGGTTAACCTGATGAAACTGGGAACAGTTGACCTCGAAAACCTATCTGATGAAAACGCAATTGAAGTGTACAAATCAGGTTGCCCTTTTCTGACTCCATCACTTGAAGGTTATGCCCTTCTTTATCCCGATATGGCGCCCATCGGGGTTAGAGACATAGAAATGCAAACCGACGAACCTGAAGTTCCAAAAAAGAAGACAAAAAAGAGAAATTAACTCAAAACTAACGGCCCCGCTTTACGGCGGGGCTTTTCGTTATGGAAAAAATAACTTTCAACATGGCCACCATGCCAGGCCGCGAAAATGCTCTCCGTGAATCGGTAAACAGCATCCTGCCTCAGTGTGATGAGCTGAATATTTACCTGAATGAAATGAGTGAGGTGCCATCCTTTCTTAATCATAAAAAGATAAATGTGTTTCGTTCTCAGAAACATTCCGGCAATCTGGGTGATGTGGGTAAGTTTTACACCTGTGATCAATGGCAGGGGTATGTTTTCACGGTAGATGATAAGTTAATCTATTCTTTAGATTATGCCAGAACCATGATTCATGCCATTGAAAGCATGAACAGAAAAGCGGTGATAAGTGCACATGGCAGGATTACAAAACCAAACTGCAAAAGTTACTATCGCGATCCTGAGAAGTCTTTTCGTTGTCTGGATGCAGAACCTGAAAGTATGCTGGCCCATATTCCAGGTACCGGAGTTATGGCATTCCACACCGACACCATTCAAGTTAAGCTTTCAGACTTCAAGTCAACAAATATGAGTGATATCTGGATGGGCGTATTGCTTCAAAAAATGGAGGTGCCTTTGCTGCTTCTCCGCCATCGTGCCAGGTGGATTAAAATAAGTCGACTGCATGATGACCGGTTTAGCATTTCGGCCTTCTGCTCTAAGTCCGACGAATATCAGACACGGATTACCAATTCCATAAACTGGAAATTGTTTAATTGTCCTTTTACATTGTAGCTGCAAAATTTACTTTCGTGGAAATTAAATTTTACAACCATGAATGTACACAGTTGGCTACTCAATCCTAAGCGCAGTTACGCAGATGGGGTTGAACTTTTAAAATCGTTAAAGCCAAAGGACGCGATGTTCTTTGCAAGTGTTCAAAATCCAAGTCCTGATTCATATCACTTTCGTTTTCTTGTTAGCAAGCTGCAAAATGAATCCCGAAAAATGGCGCAGCAACCCGCTAAAATTCAGGAGGTATCCAACATAAGAATTATAGATGTACCCACAAAACCAGCCACAGGTTCTAAAACAGACAAAGAACTGAGTGCCCGCTTTGCCGATCACCCACTCATTGATGTGCGTGAGCTTCCTGAAAACCTGCAGTCCGATTTTCAGACCATCAAAGGATTGTCGCGCGAAATTGCCAGGCTACACACCATGCTAAAAGCAGCCACCACCGATGATGAGCGTAAGTCGTTGCTTGAATCGCTGAAAGAAAGCGAAGCCAAACAAAAAGAGCTCTGGGCTTCTCTCGATAAATGGCAGGCAGACCGCAAGCTTCCGGTTGTAGAGCCTGAAAAGGTAAATGAAAAAAAGATTGCTGAACAGGCACTTGCCCGTGCCCGTCGGATTGATACCCTGAAAATTAATATTTCGCGCGCAACCCGTGAGCTGGAAAAAGTAACCGGCAAAAAAGCTGAATCGCGCAAAGAAAAGATTGCAGCCTGGGAAGTGGAATTAAAAGGTTTGGAGAATGAGCAATAACAGGCTCATAAAAAGTGAAGGTTCCATCCGGGATGATTTCGGAATGCTCGAGGTTGACAAAGTTTACCACTATGTCAACTTCGGGCAATGGAGCATTCATGAGCTGCTTGCTCACTTACTTGAATTTACCGGCCCTGCTGATGTTATGGTAAGCAGTTACAGCCTCAGCGAAACGGCGATCCGCTCCTTTGTTCATTTACTCGATGGCGGCAAGATCCTTTCGCTCAAATGTCTTTTTGATGTAAGTACCAAAAAAAATAAACTGGGTTTGCTGATGTTTGCTGGCAATGTTGCTTCAAAGGTTTATATCAGTCCCAACCATGCCAAACTCATCTCCATCAAAAACGATAACATTACGGTAATCGTGAATACATCTGCCAACCTTACCACCAACCGAAGGAATGAAGCCGGTTGCATCATTACAGATCAGTTTCTGGCTTCCAGCTTTCACCTGGCAATTACGGAACTGTTTGAGCATGCCATTGAATTGAGTTAAATATGAACCTTTCCACCGAACAAATAGAACTTATCCGGGAATACTCCTCCGTGTTTATGACATGGCAGGATATTGCCATTTTGTTACAGGTAGATGGTATTGAATTACGTGAAGAACTTTCAGATCCGGGCACTGAAGCTCACAAAGCTTACCATCTCGGAAAAACCATAAGTAACTACGAAATCTCGAAAAACCTTGTAAAATTGGCGAAGCTGGGAAGTCCTCAGGCCGAAATACTTGTTCGTGAAAATATTAACCGGCAGGAGAATGCCGAAAATGAACTTTGATGCAACCAGCAGCAGATACTAAATTCGACAAAATACAGCGCAGCCTTTTTGATGAGGACTTTGTGGCTAAGCTCACGCCGAAGGACCTTGAGATCAGACAGCGCTATCAGGCTGTATTTGTTATCTGGCTCGAAAATCCGGCATGGAGCGACAAAGAAATGGTGCGCTATATGAAGCAAACCATGAGCGTTGGACGTACCCAGGCTTATGAAGACCTGCAGCGCATAAAAACCATGCTCGGTAATGTGCGCAATGCAGCAAAAGAGTGGCAACGTTATGCCGTAATTGAAATGTGCAAAGAAGCCTATTCCCTGGCTAAAAAGCGTGGTGATATCAAGGCAATGGTGATGGCTGCCGATAAGCTTGGAAAATATACCCAACTTGACAAGGATGAACTTGAAACCCCACCATGGGATCAGATGATACCACCCAACCTGGAGCCAACCAGTGATGTTTCAGTCTTGAAAATTACCCGGAGTAAGGAATTCCAGAAGAAAGTTGACAAGCTAAAGCGTAAATATTTTGGCGAAAATGTAACCGTGGAGGATGCCGATGTCCTCGAAGACTAAACTCACTTACTTCAACAGGGCCCAACTTGATGTAATGTCGGTGGCTGCAAAGGATAACTACATCATTGCAAGCCGTGGTGTTGGTAAGTCTGAAGGTATTGATGCTCCCTGGCTTATCCGCAATGTTTTTGCCATGCCCCGGAGCGCAGGCGCGTTGCTCAGTCCAACGTATGGTAAATTGCTACGCAATACCCTTCCGGCCATCTTTCATGCGCTCGACAGGCTCGGCTACAAAAAAGACGTGCATTATGTTGTAGGTCGCCGCCCAAATCCCAAGATGAACTATGCCAGGCCTTACATTGATCCGTTTAATTACGATTATGTGATTGCCTGGTTCAATGGCAGCATTCAACACCTGATCAGCTTCGACCGGGCCATGTCGGCCAACTCCATGAGCCTTGACTATATTGGCGGCTTTGAAGGCAAATTCTTACCATTCGACAAAGTAAAAAATGAAGTATTGCCGGCCAACCGGGGTAATACCAACTACTTTGGCAATTGTCCGTGGCATCATGGGCAGCTCTATACTTCTGATATGCCAACCGGGTCGTCAGGTTCCTGGCTACTAGAAAAGGAAAAGGAGATGGATAAGGAGCTTATCCAGGTGATTAAGCTGATGCAGAAGGAAGTTTCCTATCTGAAGAAAGCCAACACCATGCCGTTAAGATTCAAAAAACTTGCCAAAGAGCTGGCTGAGTTGCGCAGACAGGCCACCTATTATGCCGAATACAATGTATTTGATAATATTGATGTGCTTGGGCTGCAATTTGTACGGGATATGGAACGGGACCTTCCGCCACTCATCTTCCAGACAGCCATTTTAAATAAGAAGATCCGGAAGATTGCCAACGGTTTTTATTCGGCCCTGGATGAAAACATGCATTACTACGACAGCTACAACAATAGCCACCTCGAGAGCATGGATTATGATTTCAAGAAACTGGCTATTGATAATTCCCTCAAGGATGGTGATATCGATCCATCGCAACCGCTTTGCATCGCCAACGATTACAACGCAGCCATCAACAGCATGGTTACCGGTCAAAAGTTAGGCAGAGAAGCCCGCACGCTCAAGTCATTGTACGTGAAAACTCCAAAGAAACTCAAGGATGTAGCAGAAGCCTGGTGCGATTATTATGCCCTACATACCAATAGGGATGTGGTTTATTTTTATGATTCAACCGCTGTTTACGATACGCCAACCGATTCGGAAAGCTTTGCCGATACGGTAATCAATGTGTTGATCAAGCGCAAATGGAATGTTACCCCCGTGTATATAGGCAAGCCGGTAAGGCACAACAGCAAGCATCAGTGGTTCGACCGCGCAATGAAGGGAGATCCCGAGTACTTGTTCCCTACATTCAATAAGGATAACAATGAATACCTCACTGTGGCAATGGAGCAAACTGGCATTAAGGTTGGCCGCAATGGATTTGAGAAAGATAAGGATCCTGAGAAAAAAGCGGATACAGTTGAGCAGCCCGACGAATATAAAACCCACATCACCGATGCCTGGGATACTATGTACATTGGAATGCAGTTTCATTATCAGGGTGTAGGTTCCGGGACTACGTCTACTCATTGGGGTTAATTGTTTTTGGGCGATCCCTGCTGAAGTGCGCAGGGCCGGGCTTTACGCTATATCTTTTGCGAAAAGCAAAAGGATGCCGCTTCAATCCCTATCGCAATCCTTACACTTCATTTCATTACTGCAAACTTTGTGCTGATTCATTGAAACACAATGCCACTCCGCTACGCTTCATGGCATAGTGTTTTTCTTTTAGAAGCTTGAGAAGCTAGGGCTTTGCACAAACATTGCATCCATTCATTCACCAATCGGTATCGTGCACTTATCATTCATCTGTGCTCCGCAACTTTCACGTGCACGATGCACCATAGGAGCCCCCAGCCAGCCTGTCCCGTTTTGGAACAATCCGCAGCATATAACAGCCGAAAAGTTCTTGCAGCCGCAAGCTGGGCGCAGGGCGTCGCTGGCAAGGGTTGACCGTTTACCGGACTGAAATAGTCCGGTAAAGATGGCAGGCAATTAAGTAGCTGATAATTAGACGTTTAAAATGTGGACAAACCGCCAAACAATATAAATATAAGTATTTGTAAATCAATACAATACGGTATAAAATAATTTAAAAATAAGTAGTAATTTATTAGGAATAACGCCTAATATATTGTATATTAGCGTATTAATTAACCAGAACAGCAGTCCGAGCTGTATAAAAACGCGGGAATAGATTATGATCAAATCACAAAAAAAGGCAGCCAACAGCGCAGCCCAGGGCACAGCCCAAACCGAAACCCAGGAAGCCACAACCACCCCGGCACCTGTAATGCAAATCCTGAAACCGGAAACCGAACCGGCACCGGTAGCACCCAAGCCCCCGACACTGATAGAAATTAAAGCCAAAGCGCTGGAAAATTTCTATCTGGCTGAACAACACGACAACCTTTTGAAGCAGTTAGAAAAGTTGCAGCAGTTTGCCGCAGAGGTGGGCGAACATGCTACTTTGAAAATGTTCTCAAATGGTGAGAAAAGTTTCACCAGCAACGACCCGCAGGCAATTGCCCAGATGGTTGAAATTTGTGTTTCAAATATCAAAGGCAGGATTGCAGATGTAGAAGCAAAGTTAACCGCTTAATTTATGGACCGGCCGGCAGGCCTTAAAATCTGCCGGCCTAACTTTTTGAAATATGGAAACAAAAACCGATCATAAAGCAAAGCGGGAAGCCCTCAAAATTTTGAGCAGACAAGTTAAACCGCTGGTAAAGGCTGAACAGTTTGACACAGTGAATGAGGCTGTAATAGAATTGTTTTACCGAAATGACGAGAACCAAGAATTTAACACCCTGTATGAGTGGAACCAAAAAGGATACAAGGTGAAACGAGGAAGCAAGGCTTTTGCTGTATGGGGAAGCCCCCGCAAATTAAAAGCCACAGACCCCGCACCGGAAGAGGAGGAAGGCAAAGAAGATTTTTACCCGCTTTGCTATTTATTTTCTGATGCTCAGGTTGAAAGGAGGGCAGCATGACAGACGTAAAAATGAGGCAGTTAACCATACAGGAAGGTTACAGACAACGGAAATACCGCCAACATACCAAATACCCTATAATTAGACTGGAAGGCGTTTGGTTAGAGGAAGCGGGATTTTTGCCAAACACACCCGTTTACCTTTTTGTGGAAGATGGAAAAATTACCCTGAAATCCAGACCTGAACGGGAGATAGAAGCAAAAGCGATGCAGCTCTATGAAGCCATAAACAAAGCTTCTTAATCGTTTACAAACGGTTGCAAGCGGGAGGGTGAGCCCCCCCGCGGCAGCCATTTTCGCTGGGGCGAAAATGGCTGCCGCTCCCCCGGTTTGGTATAAAGTGCGAAGGAAGTGAAGGAATGAAAAAAGGTTTTGATTCGCACTTTATGGTTAATTTGATTTGAAGATTGAGTAAATTTGAGCTTTTAAAGTACTTCAGCTATGAAAATGGGAAAAACACCTAGATTTTTACTCTGCGAGAATCCCTTGTTACCAAACGGGCAGCTTTATATCTTAAGCACCAGAAGCGGTGAGCTGCTGATGAGGATCATTGACCATGCGGACAAGAGCTTTAGCCTGGAAGTAGAAAAAGAATATGCGGCCACAGACAAGCAAGTGAAGTATGCCTTGCTGGATGCTGAGAAGTGGTGGAAGGGAGCCAGGCATAAATAGGCTTATTTAGAATTGTTCTGGATGAGGATGTAATTAGGATTTAATTCCGTATATTTGTATTCAGAAATTTCAGCGTGCCTGCAGAGCGTGAATTTGGATAACTGATTTTGGGTATTTGGTCAGTTAAAATTTGAGGGTAACAATTCTCATCTGAAGCCAGTAAAACCCCGCTACGGCACATCTTAGACAGGCAGGGATTTGAACCCTGCCATACCGCGAGCCCCGGGAGTTACTTCCCGGGGCTTTTTTTGTCCTGTGCATTTATTTTGTTGTTGTGCATATTTGCTTTCTCAATGATCAAGTGATCAATTTTACTAACCAAAACCTAACCCATGAAACAATTGATTTGCATGCTGGTGTTTTGCCTGATTGGCTTTACCGGCATGAGTAAGGGTGTAGAGACAGAAAAACAGTTGAGCCCGCCTGAGTTCTCCTGTGATGATCTGGACGTTGGTACGGTTGTGAGCATTTCGAATACCATAATGCACGCAACGACCATGCTTATGTTAGATTATCGGTTGCCTCTTACCGCGATTGTTCCTGAGTTGGCTGTTAATCTGTCTGATGTTTGCACCTATGTGCTGCCTGAAGCTGTGATTAAGCCTCCCGGAACTTTAGCTAACATTCACCCAACTCCTAACAGTTACAATGACAACAATGCTCGTGACTGGGTGACACACAGAACCCATCTGAACATGAAAACCAACTTTATGCTGAATAACTTTATAGTGACTCCAACAGCATTCGATTAGTTAAGCTTCATTCAGAAGCAAAACACAAGATAAAATACCTCCGGTTCCCGGGGGTATTTTTTTTGTCCTTTCAATATTTAGGGTTTGAAGTGATATTCGCTGCATGATTCACATTTCAAGGCTTGGGCTACTAATGGAACGGTTTGACAAGGACCGCAGACGGTTGCCTTTTAGCATGAAGTTCGTGAAGCTGAGCACCGGTGAAGTGGTGACGGTGAGCAGTGCGGTGTGTACCAGCAGCCATAACCAGGGCACCGTGAATATTATGTTTTTGCCTTCGATGCAGGTGCGGAAGGTGTGGGTGATCTCAATCATTGAATTTAACGGACTTGAAGTCTTTTATTGATGAAAAAAGAAGTTATATTTTTAGGCGGCAACTCCGCGTATTTGCCGGGAACAAAGGCAGTGGTTTTTGCTGAAAAAAGTTCCCGGAACTTTTTGCGGGATCCGGAACGCAAACCACAGGCATTTAAAGCCAAAAACAAGGAGTACCGCGGCGAAGTGTTCTGGGGCGAAAACAATGATCTGCCCACACAAACGATTGATAAAATTTACAAGAATCCAGTGGTCGCTTCGGGTATGTTGTTCAACATTCTGGCCCTTTACGGGGATGGGATTACTTACGGCCGCAAGGCTATGGATGGCAACAAACAGATTTTTGTTCCCGCTTTTGACAATCCTGAGATCAATACCTTCTTTGAAGAGAATGACATTAATGGTTACTTCCTGGAGCAGTGCTCTGATATGATGGCACTGTATAATGTTTTCCCGGAAATCATTTTTAACAAGGAGGCAAAGCGTAAGGTGGTAACACTTACCAGCAAGGAAGCAGCTTTCAGTCGTTGGGAAATGATGAACCCGGAGACTACCGCGATTGAAAACCATTTCTATTCTGCAAAATGGGGTGGAGCCATTGACCGCGAAAAGGAGATGGATGTTACCCCGGTACTCGATAGCCGTTACCCGCTCCGCGATTTACGTGTCCGCATGGGCCTGCTGCCTGATAGCAAAGGCAAAACCAACGATTTGGAGGAGTACCGATATATTGTTCCCCTGGCATTCCCCACCCCAGGACGCAGCTATTACCAGAAACCTTACTGGTTTTCTATTTTTGAATCGGGCTGGTATGATTATTCCTGTAAAATACCTGAGTTTAAAAATGCGCTGCTCGACAACCAGATGGTAATTAAATACCACGTGGAGCTGTCGGAAGATTACTTCCCAAAAATATTTGCGGAGGAAGGCATTACTGCTGATGAGGATAAAAAAGCCCGGGTAAAGCTGGAGTATGGCAACCTGAATAAATTCCTGAGCAATCAGAAAAATTCAGGTAAGTCGGTGATTTCGTTTGTGAGCTATACTCCAGAAGGAAAAGAAAAGCGCAGAATGAAGATCAATGTGATTGAGAACCTTTTTAAAGGCGGTGAGTACATTGACGATTCGGAGGAGGCCAGCAATATTATGAGCTATGGCCTTGGTGTACATCCCAGCCTGATAGGCAGTGCACCCGGCAAAGCCAAAACTATTAACGGAACTGAAGCCCGTGAGCTTTGGATTATAAAGCAGGCGCAAATGAAGCCGATACGTGACCGCCTGCTGATGCCGCTTTATCTAATTAAAGCCATTAACGGCTGGCCGGAAGACATTCATTTCGCTGTGCCCAATATTGAGCTAACTACCCTGGACAAAGGGACAGGATCGCAAAAAGTGATATCATGAAAATACTGATAAAAACCACCGAGGAGTTACAGCAGTTTCTGAAAGTTGACAGCACATTTGTTGTTTCTACACTTTACGCCTACCAGGAAAGTGCCATAGAGCAATACCTGCGTGATGCACTTGGCGAGGACCTGACTGATGCCCTGGCTGATTATTACAATGCCGATGACCCTGAAGCTGAAGCTGACCTTGATGCGCTGCTGCCTTATGCTCAGCGCGTGGTAGCTAAGTTCTCTTTCCATACCGGTGCACCTAACCTTGACCTGAAGCTTACTGATTCCGGTTTTGGGGTAGTAAACAACCAAACTCTTTCACCGGCCAGCAAGGATAGGGTTAACCGCTTTATTGAAAGCCTGGAACGCGAAGGCTGGGCAGCGGTGGAAATGCTGTTGCGCTTTTTAGAAAGTAATCAGGCTGATTACCCGCTGTGGGTAGAGAGTGAAGCCTACACCATGACACAGCGGAATTACATTAATTCGGCTGAGGATTTTGATAAGTATGTGAGCATTGGCAAAAGCCGGCTTAAGTTCAATGAGCTGCGCAATGCCATGGACGATGTTGAGATACTTGAGGTAAACCCGGTGATAGGTGAAAGCCTGGCAACAAAGATAAAGGCGGAGATTAAAGCCGGTACATTGACCGCGGCCAATCTGGCGCTGTTGTTTTTTATTAAACGTGCAACAGCAAACCTTACGGCTGCCTATGCCTTGGATGAGAAATACAGGATTAAGGGTGAGCACTACCTGAGCGAGGTGAGGAAGATGCTGGACCGCAATCCTGACGCCTATCCGGAATATCGGGATACGATATACGTGAAAGAAAAAACGTATCAACGGTTTGAAAATTCGGACGAGAATGGATTTTTTGTGGCAGGAAGCTAAATATAAAACTTCACCAAACTACGCCTACGACTATGAATGAAGTACTGATGATGACTATTCCCGCTGCGGTAACTTCGATAATCACTTACGTGTTCACCCGCAAAAAAAGTGATGCAGAAATTTCGGAGCTGAGAGCAAATGTTGACAAGAAAAATGCAGAAATTGACGCTGATGAAATTAACAACGTGGAAAGAGTAGCAAAAATCTGGCGCGACCTGAGCGAAGATCTCAGGAACCGGTTTACGGCCGACATTGAAGAAATGAAAACTGCAAACTTGGTTATGAAACAACGCATGAATGAAGTTCATGGTGAGAATGCAGCAATGCGGCACGAAATGGATATAGTGCGAAGTGAAAACAGTGAGCTCAAAGCGCAGCTCAAGGAAGTTCTTTCAGAGAATGGTGCACTGAAAAATCAGATGGCATCTCTTGAAAAACAGTTGAAGTTATCAAAACAGCAGGGTCAGCTAATTACTGATCAGAACAAAAACCTGCTTTCTGAACTTAAAAAATTCAACAGGAGCTACGAAGAAAGCGAAAAAGTTTAAAACAGTTTATAAAAACTACTGTAATGGCAAACTTTGAAATAGCATTTAACAAAACAGAGAAAGCAGAAGGAAAGAACATTTATACCGTAACTCCGAATGATGCAGGTGGAGAAACCTGGAGTGGTATAAGCCGGAGAGCAAATCCAAAAAGTGAAATTTGGAGAATTCTGGATGCTATCCCGAACAAAAAGCATATGCAAAAAATATCATCTCCTGAACTTGAAAAGCTTAAGCAAAATCTTTATAAAGCAAACTATTGGGTTCCCTTATGGGGTGACAGAATCAACGCTCAACGTGTTGCCAACGACATGTATGACACGGGTGTAAATATGGGCCCTGGTACTTCTATCAAATTATCAGAGAGACAATTCAAAATGAAAGAGACAGGGAAAATGAGTGAAGCATTATTAACGAAACTAAATTCTGTAAAATGAAATACCTGCTGATTGTTTTAATATTCATGCTGGGCGGGTGTAATCTTACACCTTGCATTGATGTTGGACAGCCTGGAAAATCGGTTCACTACGACACGATTTATGATACTGTTTTTGTATTTGCGGACAATATCAGAGAACTGAACGAATTGAAGTTGGAACTCCAATGTCTGAAAGATAGCGTTTACATCCTCAATTCATCTGTGCCGTGGGACGTCTACGATAATGCCAGAAAGATTGAGAAAATAAAATATTATATTTCCATCACAGAGCGAAACGCTAAGAATAAGACTTTTTTTTATGGGTGGATTAAACGAACAATGACTGATTAAACTACGCCTATGAAAAAAGTGCTCAGCATCCAAAACATTGCCATAGTGCTCCTTATTGGGCTGCTATTTCTGCAAAGGGAATGCAGCCACTGTCCGGAGCTGCCGGTACCGGTGAATACCAGAACAGAAGTTTGGCATTACGATACTACCTATTACACCACTCAGGTGGCGGTTCCTTACCCGGTTGAAAAGCTGGTGCCGGTAGAAGTGCCGGTAAATGTGGATACCAGCGCGGTGGTTGATGAGTATTTTAAACGCAATGTTTACCGCCGGGTATTGAAAGACGATACCCTTGCTTTTATTGCCCTGCAGGATACGGTTTCAAAAAACAGCCTGGGGCGGAGTACGCTCACCTACCAGAACCGTAAGCCTACGCAGATTATTACCAACACTACGACTATTTACGCAAAACCTGTGAATAAGGTATTTGTTGGTCCCGCCATCGGTGCAAGCCTGGATGGTAATATTTTGATTGGTGCATCGGCCATGTTGCTTACAAAACGTGATCATGCATATCAGATTACTGTGGAACCCTGGGACAAGAGTTTAACAACATCTGTTTACTGGAAAATTAAACTCAGAAAACGATGAGGACATTAACTTTGAATAAAGACAAGTTTCATCTCCCATCATCGTGGAATGAATTGACCCGGGAGCAGCTGCTGCGTATTGGTGAGCTTGCCATGACCAACCGAACACCTGCTGACTATAAGTTGAAGTTGTTTTTGAAGGTAACGAACTTGCGCGTGGAACAGCATAAGGAAGTAATGATTGATGGGGAGCCTCACTTTTACCTGTGTTCAGTAAATCGCCATGTTCATTTGGTTTCACTTGCTGCCCTCAGCGAGGTGATTGAAGCATTAGACTGGATGTTTGTGAAGGAAGAAAATGCCGAAAATACAGAACGCTTCGTGCTGAGCAGTCGCCTTACCCGGAATTTGATTGGTGATATTAAAACTCCGGATGGCGTTTGGACAGGTCCGGCCGATTATCTTACCAACCTTTCAACAGCTGAATACATAAGGGCGGAGATATCATTTTACAAATACCACGAAAGTCAGCGCGAAGAGTACCTTAATGCTCTGGTGGCCACTTTATGGCGGCCATATGCCGAAAACCAGGCAAGCACTGACAACCGCATTGAGTTTGACGATGGGGCAGTTGCATCGAGGGCAATAGCCGTGCGCCAGGTGCCGCATGATGTGTGCAATGCCATATTGTTTTTCTATTCGGGCAGCCGCAACGCGCTGCGCATGAAGTTCAGACATTCCAACGAAAGTAAAGGGGAGAAAAGCTCTGAAAAGGATATTGTAATGCAGTTTTTGCGGATGATCAACGGCCTTGCCGAAAACGACGTCACGAAACATGAAGCCATACGCAAAGCTCCGCTAATGGATACGCTGGTAACCATTGACGAACTTGCCAGGCAACAAAAAGAACTGGAACTAAAAATGAAAAAGAAATGATTTATTTTGATGCTGTTATCTATTTTGAAGATATTGCCCGCAAGCTAAAAGCGGTGCGACATTCTGATGCGAATAAGCATTTCTTTCGCGCAAGCAATGTAATGCAGCTTCAGGAGCTGATTGCAAGTTTAAGCATTGCGCAGTATCCTGCCATTGTGGTTTTCGATAAACGTGATGGTCGCTTTGAGGACAATCAAAGCAACAACCTGATAGACCGGCAATATCACCAGGTGTTGGTGCTGAAGCCGGCCAATGGTGAAAGCAGCGATTCGCGAAGGGCCGCCGTTGATGAATGCAGCAATATTGTGAACAGCATTATAAGCCGCATGACGCGCGACTGGTTGGAGGCGCAACGCATGAACGACACCACAGGGCTGCGCAACCTTGACAGATCAACGATGTATTACAACACGGTTGGTCCTTTGCTTGACAACCTTTTCGGCCTTGAGCTTGCTTTTACCCTTAAAGAAGTGCAGAATACCAAATTTGTAGCTGACGATTGGGATGAGTGATCGATCGAACATACAGGAATTTGCCAACGCCTGGGGCGACATAACCATGGAGCGTTTCCACATGAAGCTGGATGCGCTCAAAATTGGTTACAGTCTTCAGCTCGAAGACAGTCTGACGCTTCAAATGATGTCTTCGGGTGCTGATGTGAGCCGCATTGAATTTTCATTCAATTATTATGGCAAGTTCGTTGATATGGGTGTTGGCCGTGGTGTAAGCCTGGGCCAGGTGGCCGAAGGTGGTGTGTCCAGACGTTTGGTTGGCCGCGAAGATGGCAACCGCAGGCGGGCAAAGAAATGGTATAGTCCTGTGTTTTATACCGAGGTAACTAAACTCAAGCATCTTCTTGCTGAAAAATTTGCAAGAAAAGCTGTTTTAACGATTATTGAGAATATGGATGACAACGCATTGAAATGGGGTGAAATTAAAGTTTAAGACTATCATGAGAAATTTAAGAAACGGCGTTTAAGCATATTTTAAACGCCTTTTTTTTGTCCTTTTATTCCCCTGCCTCTTGCATTTACTTCGCCTAAAAGTAATTTCGAGATGGCAAATACCACTGAAACCGCAAGGGCAATTGTTGACCTTGATGGCAAAGCTGCAGGCGAGGAGTTGAAAACCCTTAAAAAACGAGCTACCGAACTGCGTAAGGAGCTAAAGGAAATTAAGCTTAGCGGCGATAAATCGGGCTATGAAACAAAAAAACGGGAGCTTGATGCGATAAACAAGAAAACAGACCAGGCCAAAAAGGCAACCTGGGACCTGCAGCGCGTTATGAGTAGCCTGAATGGCACTTCGCTTAAGGACCTGGAGCGGGCACAACGGCAGCTCACCAACGAGATACGGAATTCATCCAGGGCAACACTGGAAGAAAAGCGCATCCTTCAGGAAAAAGCAAGCCAACTGGCAGCCGTTAAAGCGCAGATTACACAGGTGAAGCTGGAGACAGGCCTGGCCAATAAACAAAACAAATCATTTTTTGGAGGAATGAGCGATGGCTTTAACCGGTATTTCGGACTTGCCACTGCTTTTGTGGCTAGCATTACCGGCGTGGTGCTGGGTTTCCGCAAGCTGGCCAACGAGGTGGCGGCTATGGATGATGTGTATAGCGATGTGATGAAAACGACGGGTAAAACCCGTGAGGAAGTGATAAAAATGAATGAGGTATTCAAGCAAATGGATACCCGGACCGCCCGCGAAAGTATAAATTACCTTGCCCGTGATGCCGGTAAACTTGGCTTGACTGCTACAAAAGATATCCTTGACTTTGTTGAAGCCGGCAACCAGATAAACGTGGCGCTGGGTGAAGACCTTGGCGACGATGCCATTAAGCAGATTGGGAAAATGGTTGGCGTGTACAAGGATGCAAGTATAGAGCTGCAGGGCCTTGGACTTAAAGAACAGATGCTGTCTGTTGGAAGCGCTGTGAACCAACTGGGTGCCAGCTCCACGGCCAGTGAGCCTTACCTGGTTGCCTTTACCGGCCGCCTTGGGGGTATTGCCAAACAGGCAGGCATTAGCATGAGTGCCATTCTGGGCTTCGGCTCTGCCCTTGATCAGGATATGCAGGCGGTGGAAATGAGTGCCACGGCCTTGCAGAAGTTTATTATGAAGATAATGGGTGACCCGGCCAAATTTGCTAAAATTGCCGGGCTTGAGGTAAAAGGATTTACTGATCTGCTGAACACGGATGCCAATGCTGCCATCATCAAAATACTAAAATCACTGAATGAAAAAGGCGGTTTTCAGGAACTGATCCCTATATTTCAGGACATGGGTATGGATGGTGCCCGTGCTGTGGGTGTGCTTAGCAGCATGGCCGGAAGCATTGATAAAGTTACAGAAGCTCAAAGGATCGCCAACCAGGCTATGGTGGAAGGCACTTCGGTGACTAATGAGTACAACATCAAAAATGAGAATTTACAGGCCAGGCTGGAAAAGGCTCAAAAAAACTTTAAGGAAAGTGCACTGATATTGGGAGAGCAACTGGCTCCTGCTTTGGTTTTCAGTACCAATTCATTGAGCTATTTGATTAAGGCAATTGTTGGTGCACCGGCTTTTTTCAAAAAGTATGACGTGGTAATTATTGCCCTTGTTGGTTCACTCCTGGCAATGCAATCTATTAAAATCAAATTGTTTGCCTCTTCCATGGCTGAGCACCTGATGCTAAAAACAGGAATTGGCCTCCGGGTAAAAGAGGCGATTCAACTGAAACTGCTGATTATTCAGGAACAATACCGTTTGGCATTGATTGGTAAGACTACTGTAGCCCAAAAAGCAGCAGCAATAGCGACTACTACGCTAAAAACAGCCATGGCAGCCCTGGGCGGACCAATTGGGCTTGCTATTCTGGCAGTAACGGGCCTGATTGCAGCTATTAAACTTTACGATAAGTATAACGCAGAATCTGCACGCCTGGATAGCCTGAAACTGTTGAGAATACGTGAAACAGCTTCAGCAAATAAAATAATTGAGGACAGATATGCTGCGCAACAAACACAAATTCAGGGTCTGAATAAACTTAATGGGGATCAGATTTCCAAATTAGAACAACTCACCCTGAGCACCATTAAACAGGCAGAAGCTGAATTGCTTCTGGCAAAGACGAGACGAACACTTACTCTTCAGGAAAACACAAAAACATCATTGTGGCAGGATGTTAAAAACATGGCTTTGTATGGAGCAAGTCCGGCTCTACTTATAGCCAATACGTTGGAAGATGCTGCAAATAGCGGCGCAGAAGCAGCAGCAAGTATGGATGAGAATATTCAGAAGCTTGGTGAATCTATTTCACAATTCAAGGATCAACATCAACAATTGATTGACATCACCAAAGCAGAATCTAATGCTGATGCTATAAACGCTACCACCAAATCGCAACTTGAAGAAAAAGCCAGGCTATTGGGTGTGGCCCTGAAAAACGTGGTGATTGATTCGGAAGATTATGTGCGCATCAGCAATAAGCTTGAAGAGGTAAACAAGAAACTGAACAAATCTACCAAAGACAATGCCTCCGGTAACGGTGAACTGGCCGGTAGTTATGTGTTGTTGAGCCAGGCCATTGATTACTATAAAAAGCAACTTACCGAAATGGTTGCTAAAGGCAACCTTGGCGAGGCCGTGATTACCGGTGAGACGCTTGCCCGGCTGGAAGCTGCCAAAAAGTATGTGGATGAGATTATAGCCGCCAATGGTGACCTTGAAAAGGTGATTGACAAGGTGCGCAATGCCTTTACAGACGAAGCTCTTGCCAATGCGAAGAATGATCCTGATGGATTGATTGACGATACCATGGCCTACCTGGATGCCAACACAGAACCGGTTGACCTGGATATGCAAACAGTAAAACAAAAGACAAAGTTTGACAAAGACTTTTACCTTGATTCTGTAACAAGTGCCAGCAATGCCGCCTTCGACATCTGGCGAAACAATTCGGATGCCAGGCTTGAGTATGAGCTGAGCAACCTTAACCGGGCAATGGAATCGGAGCTTAAAAACAAGAACCTTACCGAGGAGCAAAAGGATGCCATCCGGGCCCGCTATGCCAAAAAGGAACGCAAGCTCAAGGAAGATGCTTTCAAGAAACAGAAAGCTGCCGATGTTATTCAAAGTGTTATAAAAACTGCCCTGGCTGTGGTGAATCAGTTGAGCGGTGGAGATCCTATATCTGCAATACCGAGATCTATTGCCGCAGGAATAGCCGGATTGGCCGAAACAGCTGTGATAATCTCACAGCCTATGCCAAAGTTTTATGGTGGTGGGGCTACCGGGCCAGGGCTTGGCATTAACGATGGCCAGGGCACTGTGGCCGGTGTGGTTCATGCCAATGAGTATGTTATTCCCGAATGGATGCGTGGCCTGCCTCAGGTGATTGCCTTTGAGCGGGTGCTTGAAGGTATTCGCACCCGCAATGGCTTTGCCAAAGGCGGACAGGTGGCTGCCCCGCAAGCTTCACTCGCTGCTGCTTCGCCTGCAGGCAACAATACAGTGATAACTACCGATCCAGCCCTGATAAGCGTGATTACGCGCCTGAACGAAAACATTGAACGTGGGATTAAAGCAAAGCTATCGCTGATGGATCTGGAGGAGTTTCAGGAAAAAAAACAAGCCATTGAAGAGCTCAGTGCCTGGTGAAATTGTCCTTTTGAAATATTCATTGTAACCCTATAATTGCCCAATGATTACTGTAACCCAAAAACCGCCACGTGTTGCCCTTTGCGGGAACAATATGGTATTTAAGTTCGAAACAACAAACAGCCCTTCCACCGATGGGCTTGAACTCGTGGTGGAACCCAGATGGGACGATACTGAGGAGCAGATAGGAGTTGAACGTTTATTGTTTGATGCCTTGAGCAAGTGCGACACCGAAATTGGCGAGTATTTCAACTCTGGCCTTAACGGGATGAAACAGTTTGCTTTCCCTGAACAGGGTAATGTTGCCTGGCAAGTGCGCGACGGCATTATCCGGCCGTATAAACTTGGGTTGAAAGAATACACCATGTCAGGCCTGGGCCCAATTTACACGCTTTCATGGTTTGATGGTTATTATGTGATGCGTGGCGAAATTCCTGACTGGAAGAAAGCCGCCTTTTATGCCGTATATACCAGCTTCTGGCAATGGGTTGGCAGCGTTCACCCTTTTCTCACCTTTAGCCCGACGCGCAAAACCATGCGTCCTGATCAGATGGAAAAGCTTTATCTGCTGATTTATGCAGCCCCGGGTGGCGATGAGAAACTAAACCTAAAGATTGATCTGGAGTTTTGGGATGGCAGCTCAACCAGCTACATCACCACACAGGAAACGGATGCACTTACCCAATACCAGATGGTTGAATTTTCGGTGGGTTATTCGGTGCTGGGCATCAGCGGATGGATAGATACCAACCAACCGGGCAAGGAGTTGAAGTCGTATGCAGTTACAGCAGTGAAAACCGGTGATGTTGCTTACAGCGAAACCCGTTATTTTGACTTTACGCGTGATCCGGAATTGTATAAACGACAATTCATCTTCCGCAATTCGCTGGGCGTGTATGATACCTTTCTGGCAACCGGTGCCGGCGACACGGTGAGCGAATACAATTATATAGTAGTTGACCGTGCGCGCATTGCCACTGCAGGCAGCGCAGCCAAACAGCAGATAAGCCTTACCGGCAAAGATGTGCATACCTGCCGCAGTGGATTTATGCAAAAGCCGGAAGCTGAATGGATGGCAGAGTTCTTCCTGAGCCAGGAGCGCTATGTAGTAGAAAACAGCGTGTGTATTCCCATTGTGCTGCATGATGCCAAGGTATTGCGCAGGCGTGATGATGAACAGGTCTATTTTGTTGAATTCGAATACGAACACGCATTAACTCAAATTATAGAAGCTGAGCAATGAGATTCTGGAAATTTGTTTTATCTAAAATAGAAGGAAGAAAACCAACCGTTAACCAGTTGGACCACGAAACCATTGCCAAAAACATCCGCTCAGGTGCATTATATGTTTTACGCGAAAGTGCTGCAGGAGTAAAAGAAGTGATAGAAGTAGCCGGAGGGCATCCCGGAACCGGTGAAGCGCACCTTCGTGCTCACCAAATCGACAGCATCGACGACCACCCACCGGTACCAGAAGGCAAACGGGGGAAGATAGTAGCGACTGACCTTACAACCGGAGAGATAGAACTGATTGACAAAAGTCAAATCGCACTGGATGTATATAGTGAAGATGATGGTTTCTATCCGGTTGAAACAATTTACAAAAAATTCCCTGAATCAAATGCTGAACGTATTACCACAATTCAAAAACCGCAAGGTCTTATGTATGGTGGTAAAGTTTCCTGGTTGGATGGAATGCTTTTTGCTGTTTCCGGTGCTATCTATTTTATAAGAGGAGAGCTTTATAAAGCCGATGATTTAATTATTACGTTGCAGGCTTCCAACCCTGACAATCCACGCATTGATGTTATAGTTGCCACAGAAGATAACGAATTTAGTGTAATAACAGGAACTCCGGCTGCCAATGCACTCAAACCTTACATTAACCCTATTACACAGGTTGAAATTGCCGAAATACTTATTCCTGCCGGAGCTACCGGTTTTGGAGGTTCAATATTCCGCAATGTAATCTATAACGAAAACACGGAGTGGACGGGAACCGGAGTTGGCGTTGTTGTGGACTTTGACAGTACAACAGACCCTTACTTTGGGTTAAAGTGTGCTGATGTAGGAAATATTCAAACAGCAGACTACGTTAAATTTGAAAGTGCTGGGAATGTTTCAATCGTCGATTTTGATTTATTGCATTTGGCATTAAAATTCAAATCCAATGTTACTACGCTAAGTGCCTTATTAGTTGAATTTTATCTGGACGGTGTGCTGGTATCTTCACCACGAAACGTACCATTTCTCTCAGGCCCAGACAAATGGCAACACATTTCTATTGAAATGAGTTCTATTAGTTTTTCAGACGCTTCCTATAATGAAATCCGCTTCGTGTGGTTTTATCCAATAGCTGGCGGAGTTGCTTACCAGCCCGGTTTTTATCTGGACTACATAAGATTGGAAAAAGGCATTTCCCCACCACCAACCCCAACAACTATTTATCTGGCCGGAGATGTTTCTGGCTCAGGAGAATTAGGACATCCAATACGGACAACGCTTAGAACCGTAAATTCTGATGTTGGCACGTTTGGCTCAACTACTAAAATCCCTAAAGTAACCGTAAACAAAAAGGGATTGGTTACAGCAGTTGAGGAAGTGGATGCAGAGGGAGGTGGCACTGACAGTGCCTTTGTTTATATCGCTTATGCTTCTGATGCTTC